CACTAAAACCTGGTGGTATCACTTCACCAATGTATTTTCTCTGATAACCTGTGACAGGTTGTGGTGTGGGATTGTAAGCATAGGCCACATCATCGTGTTCTTCTAATATGATAGCAAAAGTAAAATCCATATTTTGTATCACGCTTTTTACACGGAATCTACCGTTGATGCCCAGACTACTGTATTGTAGTCTAACTATGTCACCTACTTCCAGTTGATATAATCGTGCTGTGCCTTGGAACTGCACAGTCTTGCCTTTTTTGCGTGATCGTTCCAAGACGATCTGTGCCAATTTGGCCGCTGTGACTTTGTCAGTGATGTGTTCCAAACTCAATCTGTGTTCAACTATACGACCATTGTCTTGAGTTTGATAGGTGCTTTCCAATGTGCTACCGGCTTCAGGATAGGTGTATTCAATGGCTTCATAGGTCTTGTTGCCATCTCCATCTATGTTGCCCATATAACTTACAATCACACGATTAAATTTGTTTTCGCCTGACTCGGCTTCTACTTTGAGTCCATCTATGATATCATCTGTGGTTATGGTCATTACTTCTGTGCCAGCAGCCGCATAGATACTTGTGGGATTTCCGTTGTCAACCACAACAAGTCGATATCGTCCATCTTGATACACAAGACTGCTACGCATATTCAACAAGAATGTCTTGACATTGTCCATAACTGTTCTGTCAGTAAAGACCACAGCATTGGTAGTGTGTATTTTGTTGTCAGCAAGATTGTTTCCGTTTTCATCCTTGATCCAACGCACACGTTCGCGGTAAAAACTGTGCCAATCAATTTGGCTGTCTTCTAAACCCTTGCCATAACGATCATTGCGTAGATAATCTAAAAAGCAATCTACAGGATGATTACTGTATCCTGTGCTGGTAAAATAGTTGGGAAAGTTTTTTCTTTGTTCATAGGTCAGACCATCATAGACATAACCCATTGTTCCAGTATAGGCCACTTTTTTGCCTTGCATTTCAACCACAATGTTGGGATTACCACCCCAGGGATTGGCACGGGCTTGATCATTGGTTTCTACCTTGGGCCATATGCACTTACACGCAATATAGGCCAGGCCACTCAATGGTTTGTCTGTGCCCCAACCTGACGCACTTTGTAGCAAACTGCTATAGGTCTGATTATCAGTGCCGTGAAAGGCCTGGAATGTAAATTTATCTCTAAATCCGTTGTCTTGATTGGCATCATAGGTGCCACCGTGTGTGGTAAAACCAGTCCATACCAGGGTGTCATCAATCCAAACCTTGGTTATGCCATTGATTTCGCCTTCGGCCAAGACCAAAGCCAGGTAAAGATTGGTATTGTTTTCACCATTGGTGCTTAAAAATACCTTGATACCTCCCATTTTTCTCTGACCATATACCACAGGTATGCTTAAATTGGTGCCTTGTTTGTTGACTGTGACACCAGCATTTTGACTTTCAGCGGCACCACTACTGACATCTGGCATATCGAAACTGGGTGGATTGATCATCATTTCCACTGTGGAACCAATCATATAGCCCACAGCGGCCGCACCTACCACAGCCGCGGCAAAATAACCCAGACTCAAACCAGCAGTAAATGGAGCGGCAACAACAGCCGCCACAGCAACCACGGCACCAATAATGCCACCACCTCCGCCAGGGCCGGCCAAGGCAATGCCTGGTATCAGGGCAAGAACAGTGGCAACAAGCCAGCGAGAATTTTTAAGCCACGACTTCATTGAGCATTTTCCTTAATACAACACCATCATCAGAAAGACCATTTTGTTCAAAAAATCTTTGTGTAAGTCTGGGTCTCAAACCAATGTCACCAGCAGTGAATTCCAAGGCACCCATTCGTCGGCCCCAGGCCATACAATGTTCCAGCAGGCCTTCGGCCAGGCCGTGTCCACGATATTCTGGTTCTACATAAAAAAATTCCATACTACATCTGGTGCCGTGACACCAACTGTATTCTGTAAGATAGGCCACAGCACCACCCACGGTCTTGTTGTCTCGTTCAGCCACGGCTATCTCAACCACAGGATAAATCATACCTCTACGCAAGGTATCTAACAATTTGGCTTCATCAAATTTGTGTGTGGCCACATAAGGACTCTCGGCATAGTATTTTTGCCCCAGACGGACCAGATCTTTGAGATGATAACTTTGTGCTGTTTGTATCAAGTTTTACCCCATCTAATATCATTGATTGTGTTAGTGCTGTAGATCATACCATTGTCAGCAGGAAAAAATCTCTTTTGACTGTCTGTGTTGCTTTTTCTACCAGCAAGTTTTTCAAAATCATAAAATTCATTGCTGGTGGTCAAACTGACCTGACATTCTCGGGAACTATCTAACACATCGCCACCAGTTATGGTGCCTGCGTAGACCAAGGTTGGTGTGTCTATCAAGGCATTGGTCGCAATATTGATCCAACTGCGATAGATATACACACGACGATGTAGATATTGATCATTTAACACAATATTTACAAAGGTATCAGTGCTACCACTCAACTGTAAAGCCACATTGTTTACACGCAGTTCATCTGTTTGTCTAACACCACTGTAACTGATAAATTTTCCCTGTGCCAGATATGTTTGACTACCTGAACTGGTTGCTGTGGTAGCCACAATGTCATAACTGGCTGTGCTCAAATACAAGGGAGTGGCCAATTGGAACTCAATGAGTTCAGCATAGATAAAGGCCGGAGCCTCCAGTTGCTCTATGATGCTGGCACTCAATTGTTTCATTACAAGGCCTCGTGTAGTTTTAAGGTAATGCCAGTGACATCACCCACAGTCATTTGATATTCTTGTGTGTTTTCTGTGTTGAACACAGTAAAGGGAACATCCCAGTATGTTAGATCAGCAGTGGTTGTTACCGCAGAATAAAGTCCTGGGAATATGTTCAATGTGCCGTTGCCTGATGAATCTATTGTGACATCGGCTGTGAGTTGATAGACCTTGTTGTGATTGGTAAATTTTACAAAGTCTCCGGCTTTGAGAGCACCTGTGGCAGTGGTTCCTGCTGACACAAAATTGCTTGGTCGCAACACATCAGCATTGATGCTAATGCTTGTAGCAGTGATAGCCGCATTGGCTGCCACACTTATGGTGCTGTTTGTTGTGCCATACACAGTTTTGATTGTGCCATTGGGGCGACTGTATTGTGGCAGAACCACATCAAAACTGCTTAAACTGTTGCTTTGTTGATTTAGAAAAGCCATAACCTGTGCGGATTCACTTCTGTCCAATGGAGCATATTCGCAGTCCAAGGTCCAATACTGTGCGGCCAATTGTTTGCTTTGTCTACGACCACTGATGCTGATAGAAGTGGCCGTGGGCGTGTTGTTCTTGATTGTGATTTTGTTAAAATTGTTTACGGGTAATGTGCCTGACATACCAATTCCTTATAGTGGTGCTCGTGCTCCGCGATCATTGATAGCACTACGGATCATTCCTACGATCATTCCCTTGCGTTCCATAATCAGTTGATCTACGCCTCGTGCATCTACCGCTTGTATATTTAAGTTGATCACAGTGGGCTCGGTTGCAGCCAATTGATTATTAGGCACGACCTTGCCAGCACCTTGTGGAACCATAAGTTCTGGTCCACGCTCACCAACTATGTATGGTCTATTTCCCATAACAGGACCACCAATGGCACGTCCTGAATATTGCTGGCTTGAAATCTGTGCCACTTGTGCCAGACCCATTGCCACAGCGGCACTGGCCGCAATGAATGAGAATGGTGGTGGATATGTGGCCAGGGCTTTGGTAGCCGCCATATAGGTATTCATAATGGCATTGGCAATGTTGAATGCCTTGGCTGCCATAAAGGCCTGTTTGTTATATCTGCCCAAGGCTGTAAACATCTGTGCGGCTTGATCTATGGCAAAAGCAGTTTTTTCTTCTTCACTTTTCTTTTCAAATGCTGTTTTATCAGCGGCAATTTGTTTGGCCTGATCAGCACCAAACACGGTTTGACCTAAAATATTTTGTTGTTGACGCAGTTGTTGTTCATATGCGGCCTGACGATACTGCAACAGTTTATCTTCAAGTGCTACGGATGCCTGATAACGATCATATTCATATTGAGTTTGTATCTGATTCAATGTTTGTTGATACATTTCTTGGGTCATTAAACTATTTTCAATAAAATAGTTCTCCAAGGCTATTTTGGCATTGATGTATTCTTGTTCTACAGCAATTCTTGGATCAGCCGCACGAGCCGCACCTGTTATGGTGCTTTCGCCTGCGGCTTTGATATCTTCATATTGTTTTTTCTGACGTTCTAAACTGGCAGTTTGTTCGCGAATGGCATTGAGTCGTTCAAACTCTGATGCTGTGATACCTTGTGTGTAGCCAATGATCTTGCCATTTTCATCCTTGATGGCTTTAACTAACTGTTGATTGACCTGGAACAAATAGGCCAATCGTTCTTGTTCTCTACCTTGCAACTGCATCAAAGCATAGGCTTCAGATAATTTACGCAGTTCTTGATCTAAACTTTCATTTCTTGACACACCAGCCTTTTCCATAGCCTGTTGTGCTTTGACCTGTGCGGCTGTTAGTCCACCAGTGGCTTTTTGTGCATTGGCACTGGCTTCAGCCGTGCCATTTAATCTCTTGTTGATATCTTCTAATTTTTTATTATATCTGTCTGCTGTGGTTGCAGTATCAGTTGAAAATAAACTCTTAAATGTATCCCATACTGATTTTAGACCCAACACAGTGGCAAGACCAGTTAAACTGGCTACCACAGCACCAATGTAGTAATCTACCACACGCATTGGTTCTTTGACTTTGAATAGCAATTCTATCAAATACTCAAAGAAATATAATACTCGTTGTCCGATACTGCCTGCGGCACCACTTAACAAAGCGATGTCATCAGCAAATGCTACCCAGGCCGCTCTTAATGTAGTCAATGCTCCTGTGATAGCACCAAATATGGTTCTCATCACACGCAATGGAATCAATACAAGAGCAATAATTTCGATTACCAGGGTGATTGCTCCGCCCCATTTTTGGAACCATTCATATGTGGTAATTACCGCGTCAGCCACAATCAACAAAGCATAACTCAACGCACGACTGATGCCGGATTGTTCATCAAATCTCACTGCCAAGCCACGTATCACATTGCCCAACACATTGAAACTTTGTGCTATGGTTGGAATACGATTGGCAAACGCACTATCAATGCTGTTGCCAGCGGCCAACACACCATCAATGATGTCTTTGCTGCTAATTTTACCTTGCTCGCCTAATGCTTTTAACGCACCGCGTGTGACACCAAATTTGGCTGCGATAGCATCAGCAATGGGAGGTGCCTGCTCAAGTATACTGTTGAGTTCATCACCACGCAAGGTGCCCTGGCTCAAGGCCTGACCAAACTGTATCACAGCACCAGACGCTTCTGTCATTGACACACCGGTGTTCATAAATGCCTTGAGCATCAGTTCAGTCACACGCAGTTGATCAGTTTGTGCTAACCCAAGGTCTCTGGTGTTGTTGGCAATACGGAAGAATAAATCACCTACATCTTTGAGTGGTGATCCAAGACTAATGGCTGTGCTGTTGATAACTCTGAAAAGGTCGCTGGTGCTTTGGCCTTCTTGAGTGACCAAGCGTAGTTTATTTTGCAGATTGGTAACTTCATCAGACACAGCACTGAATTGATTGCCCAAGGCAACCAACGCACCGACCTTAACAATGTTAGATAAACTTGTTTGGATTCTACCCAGGGCCCGTTCTGCGTCACGGGTGTCCGCGGTAACTCGTAGTGTTGCGTCTGCCATCTCTGCTCCTATCGTTTAGCACGGGCCCGTTGTAATGCTTGTTTTTCTCGCTCGTTCTCTATTTTGAAGAACGCGGCCCAACATTTTAATTCAAACACTGACATATTCATACCTTCCTCCAGTGTCTTTCCCAACTCGCGGCATACCTGCATCAGGAAGTAGATGTCAGGATCCGCTTTTAGTTTTTTTCTACTTCTTCCAGGGTGTCTGTATCGACACCGTTGATAGCACCGGCAATTTTGATAATGACTTTGGGATCAACTTCATTCATCAATATCACACGGTCTGCTGGTGCGAACATTTTGGATCCATCTGCGTTGCGTGCCTTGACAATAAGGCTTTGAACCAAGGCTTCTACTGTCTTGCCTTCTTGTTGAAGTTTAAGGATCGAACTTTCGTCTTTGAGTGGTGTTGTTGGGTAAAAATACACATCTGTGTCCCATTCATCCACACGAACCTTTGTTAAACTGCCATCCAGTTTGGATCTAAAATGTTGTGTTGCTTTATCTAATACGCTCATTTATATTTTCTCCTGATTTCTCTAATAGTGGGTTTCAGTATCCCCCCAGGGGCTTGACGACTATATCCCTCGTCCAAACGCTGGATATATGGCTTATCATTAGCAACCTCCGTGTTTATGCCTGACCCCTGTTGTTTCCAGGCACGGCTGGCTGCTCCTGACCTCCGCGGTGTTTTTTTGGCCGCAATTTGCTGAACATCTGCCATAACAGATTCTACAAATTGGCCCAATTCACTTCGTTGAGTGCGAGTGAAATTGGGACCAAGTTCTACCTTGACCCCAAGTTTCATATTACGATGCTGAACCTAATGTTAGGCTACCAGTTCCTGTAAAGGAAATAGATGCTTCTACCATTCCGTCCATACTGCTGTTGATACTAAAACCAGTGGCAATGATATTGCCAGATAGTTTTGGATATCCTGCGGTGTTGCCGCCTGGATATGCTTCGATGCGTAGTTCTTGACCGCCACTACGAGCACCTGCTGTATCACCAATGAGAATGTTGCCGAATGCTGTTAGATCTGCGTCATTCAAATAGATATCAGCAGAACCTGTCCATTCATTGACATTTGTTTTGTAACTCTTGTATTGGTCACCCATTACGGTGTCCTCTACGGTATTAACGGTGTGCTCAATTGAGAAACTACGCACTTCAGCGATACTTGTCACTGTGCCTGCATAGTTATCCAACTTTAGAACACCGCTTTGTCCAGTGTAATTTGCCATTGCTTATTCCTCCGATGTTGGCTGATCCACTGTGGGTTCTGACGCCACTGTGGTTTGTTTGCGTGGTTTGAGTTCAACTGTCACAGGTGCTGAATCTGCCACAGGTTCAAAGCCGCGAGCACGAAACTCTGCGACTTCATCTGCACGGATCCAACGGCGTTTGCGACCGTCAAATACTTCCACTTTGTTGTCTTTGTTAATCATACGAGTCCTCTTCTGTAGACATACACTATTTCTACCAGCATTTCAACTCTACCATAGGGTTGAATGATGTCATAGTCCACATTTACTTCAATCAGTTGTGTGCTATAGGCCTGATCACCGCGAGTGCGATCTGCGTCTAACACTTCTTCCACACGCTCTACAAGATCATTGCGTAGCGTGTCTATATTGGTTCCATTCACATATCCAACAATGCGGATTTGTAATCTGCTTTGTCGTGTGCCAGATGAGCCTGTTTGGGTTATGTCCTCACGAAACTCATCACTGGTGATAATATAAAGTGCAGGAAATTGTTGACGGCTTAATTGTGTGACATCAAAAGGCTCGCGAGTCACAAGACCAAATCTTGGATCTTCGGCATTTTTAAGTGTCTGCACAATGTTGGCAGTGATCAATTCTCTACGGCTCATTATCTAACCAATCTCATAAACTCTCTTGAAGTTTTTTCTGTGTTATCTATGTTGGCATCATTGTTGAGATCATATTCTACACCATCTTTGAGCACGAGATTATACTCTTCCTCAAAGCGTGATTTGTAGTGCTTCATCATATTCTCAAAACGATCACCTTCTGGATCAAATTTGGCTAATTTTGGTAGAATGTAGTAGGCCAAAACGTGGAATACAGCCGCACGAGTGAACTGACTTTCTGTTAGTAAGGCAGGATCCATCTCGGGTGTGGTATTCAAATAACGAATATCATACTTCCACGGCTGTAGTCTTGGCCACCACTCAATTCGCAAGCGACGCAGTATATCATCGCGAGTCTTTGCGTGATCCGCAGAGAAGTCTTGAATGCCATAATCATAAAGATCTGGCATATACTCTAATATATCTGTGTCCTTGCTCATTGTCATAGTTTATCGCCTATTAGATTGTGGAATCAAAGCCTAATGCAACACCGTAGCCTTCGTAGACTGTGCCAACACCGTAGATTGCTGTAGCAACAACTTCATCAGCACGTAGGCTGGCGTCGCGTTGTGTTTCAATCTTGATGTCTTGCATCATAGCCAAGCCCAATGCATCACGGTGGAATACAGCACCAGTGAAGTCATCTGTGCCTGTCTGACTTGCAATGTTGGATGTTTCAAAAATTGGAACACCAGCAAGCATACCAACATAGCCCATTGCCATTGCTTCGTTTTGAACAACGCCTGCATTTGGATTAGCATAGGTATTTGTCAAGTTTGCTTTCAAGTCATAAGCAATGCGTGGGTGCAACACAGCGAAAACATCGCTGGTTGGAACACCAGCACTTGATAATTTTGCAACTGCTTTGAAAATATCAGCGGCAGAGATAGTTGCAGAAGCGGCTGTCACATTACCCAATACATTGGTTGTGAAGTTTGCGAATTGTGCTGTTAGGTCTTGGTCCATTTTGCGAGCGATTGCTTCACCAAACAAACGACCAACATCAGCAACAACGTTGCTTGCTGAACTGATACGAGCCAAATCGCTAACGCTGGTCATCAAACCAACTTCGCTAACGGTCAATGTTGCACCGTTTGTGCTTACAGCACTGGCTGTCAAATCTGTGCCCTCTGTCAAACCAGCGGCAGTTTGTAGTGGGTAAATAGGCACGGTAACTGTTTTACCTTGTGCTGGACCTAAATTGTAGTTCTTGACCAGACCACGCATAATGCTACGCTCGCTGGCTACAAATAAGGCTTCTGCTACGATTGATGGTAGCAAGTCATTAAGACTGGTTGTTGTGGAAATTGCCATTTCTATGTTCCTTTATAAGTTAAATGGTTATTGGAGCCCTTTTTGCTTTCTATATTCTTTATAGATAGCACGGTGCTCGGGTTTTGTCATATCCAATTTAGAGACATCTACCTCTGCGTTGGACTTGCCTGGGTTTACATTTGAACGACTTCCTGCACCTGCTGGGGCGGCTGCGACAAAGTGTGGATTTTCTCTTAAGAATTCACCAACCAAGTCTGTGATCGCATATGGATCGCCACTTTCGCTGTATTTTAACTGACCTGTGCGAGGATCAATAACTTCAACATCGCCTGTTTCTGCCAAACGCACTTGATCCTTTAACAAACGGACCACCTGCTGTGGATTTACCACACGATTGGCTGAAGCAATATTAAGCAATTGACCATCTACTTTCACGGCCTGTAATTCCGATTTCAACTGGTTGATCACAGAGTCTTTTTTCTCCACTGTGCTTTTTAGAATCGTTTCAAACTCGCCACGGGCACGTTGCTCTTCCTGGATGCGTTTTTCTTCCGCTTCCATCAGTTTGTTATAACGCTCTAAATCAATACCAGCATACTTCTTCTCGTATTTTCCTCGTTCTCTTGCAATTCTATCAGCGACAATTTTATCTAACTCTTCTTGAGTAAATGCTCTTGTCTGCTGTGTGTCCTGGCTTTCGATTGACTCTTGGCTACCAGTAGCCATTTCCAGCGTAGTTTGCTGTTCCATCTATATCTCCTCTATGAGTGACCCGCCTTCTGGCGTGTATTGTTTATTTATGGACTCTAAATTCTGGCGTTGGCGAAGCCCTGCCAGAATTTGTTCCACAAGTTCTATATCTGTGGCTGGCAAAGCCATCACAGGATATCGTTTTGTAAGCGTGGCTCGCAGTGATGACGCAATCTCCACAGCCACCTGTGCTGTGGTAGTGCGAGGTATCAATAAAGCACACACTTGCATTGTCATTGATTATTCAATCCCAATAACTGTTGTTTGGATGCTAAAATATCTTCTGCGGATATTTCTGAATGCATATCTAAAATCTCTTGATCTGTGTAGCCATCCATAATCATCTGTTGTATGTGAGCACTACGATTTTCTGGTGTGGTCACAGGATGCTCTGATTCTGA